GACCGCCTTAGTGATTGCTCCGGTTATTGGCCAAGTCACACTTGCTGTTGCCAATTCGCCGACGGATCCGTTTATCGGAGTCCACTCTGAAATAATAGCAGAACAGGTGTAGCTTGGATTGAATGCGCCAGTGGCTGAGCCATTTGGCTTAACGATTACTGCTGCTGGTGTTCCGAGAAGTGGGTAGATTGTCTGTTCCACTTCGCTTGTTGCGTAATCCTGGTGAAATTCCAGGGTGATTGAATTGTCTTCTAATCCAGCAACACGAGTCTTTGCTGCTGTTGATGAGAATGCGGTGGTTTCGACGACGTCGAATGTTTCAGAGAGTGTTACTGATGCGACCAAATCGCTCAGGTCTACTCCGCCGACGGAGATAAATGCGTTAGTTAGAACTATGCGAGCCATTATTTTGTCGCTCCTTCTTCTGTTTCGGTTTTGATGGATGGAATTTGTGGTGCTGTGTTACTTGCTTTGATGTGGTTTCCAGCGATCAGAGTTTCTGCACTGAGTCCTGCATCTTGCAATTCTTTTGCTGTGATTGTGTCGCCTTTGATTTTGCCGCAGACTTCTCGGCTTGAGATTACTGTGTATGTCATGTCGGTTCCTTATCCGTAGATTGTTAGGCGGTATCGGTAAGAGAGAAAAGTATTAGATTGCGAATCGTATGTTCCAGACTCTGCGCCGATTACTCGTAATGTCTGGCATGTTCCGCCGAGTGTTCTATCTGCTTCGATTGCTGCTTTGATAGATGTTGCTCCTGTGCCTGCAAGGTATCCATCGAGCTTGTCTTGTCCTGCTCGCTCTGAGAAGCGCTGAACGATTACATAAATATCCACATTCGCCAGGTCTAATCCCCGGGCGTTATCGATATCGAATGTAAAATCAAGCTGCCCCACGATTGCGCATGGCGGTGTCACTGGTTCTGGAATTACATCGTATGCGCGAAGTCCTGAAATTGTTTGCAATCTTGTCTTGAGTGCATCTCGCACTTGGCTTGGTTGCATTGGCATTATTTGGCCAGCCCATTGTTCTTGCGGAATGGTCGAATCAAGGCTTCAACGTCTGCATCAAGTTTCGCTGTAAGTCGGACTGTGCCTAAGTCTGGGCTTCCTGCGATTCCGAATGGTGACTGGCGGCGTGTGAAAAGACGAGCTGCTTGGATCAAGGTTGCCATGTTGATTTCTGCTGGAACTGCTGTCCATCCCCAGACGCCTGTGATCTTGCAGGCCTGTGGCAAATAATAAGGCCAAACATATCGGCCGATTGCAAGAATGCGGTTGACTGGCCATCCGCGCTGTGGGTTATTTACTGGCTCGAGCATGTAATCGCTGGTCGACCAGACGGTATCCCATGTCTGGTTGAAGTTATCGTCTGTCGCGACTTGTGTGATCGAAACGTTATCGTCCATGTTCATTGTCCAGGGATCGAGTGGGGTGTAATAACGAGCGACTGGTGATTGTGTGGTTCCGTTTCGATAAAAGAAGCGCCCGGTGTAATCGTCAATCATGCGGCTGGTTGCTGTGATCGCTGCTTCGAGTGGGGTATCGTCGACGCTGTCTGTGATCGCAAGCGATGCCTTTAATTCGGCAAGTGTGCAATAAGCATTAGTTAGGGCCACGCTTCGTCCTTCTTTCCGGTTTCGGCAGCATTGCGCGTTCTAGTTTGGGATCGGCGGTTGCTGTTTCCTTTACCGGCTTTCGCCGGATTTTCTTAATCTTTCCAAATATCATGATGAATCTCTTCCATCCAGAAGTTCTTCTGATGCGGCAATATTGCGGCTGTGTTGACATGAATCTTGAATCCGAGCGCTTTGACTCTTCGGCAGAATAATAAATCTTCGCCGATCCAATCTCCATTTACAGGCCCATCCCAGAACCAGCACCATTCTGTTCCCTGGTTTGAATCTGCGACTTCGCGCATCTTCTCTAGAACGCTTCGGTGGATGAGCATGCATCCGGTTCCTGCTGCGTCAATCTCAAAGACCGCGTTCTTGTCATATTTGTAAAGTGGGAGAAAGCCCTGATCTGAATCTTGGAATATGCAGGGGACTGGTTTCGGGTAAGGCTTGCCTGGCACTCCGAATCCTGCAAAGACAAGGCCTGCGACGATTGGGCGTTCTTTGTCGTGGGCTGTGTCGATCAATGCGTCGAATGCTTCCGTCGTCAATTGCTCGTCTGAGTCCAACATAAGAAGCCAGTCGCTATCTGTGTTGTCTAGAAATTGTTTGACCACTCGGTTTCGTTGCTTTGATAAAAGTCCGGAACCTTTAATTCTTACAAACGGCCCTAGCCTGCTGCTTCTTGCTTGAGCGAGCTGAATAAGCCGATATGCGAATGATCCGTTTACTAATCCTGGATCGCATGAACCGATTGTTACTTTGTGTCCTGTTTTCATTTGTTTCCCCCTGTTTAGAAGTGCAGGACGAGTGACTCGGGGGGTGGGCCACTCGCCCTGCACAATTTAGTGCTGGCCTTCTATTAGAAGGTTGGTGCGCTTAGACCTGTGCCTGAAATGATTGAGGCTGCAAGTGGGTAGCGCTCTGCTGTGTATGCGGCATATCCGTAAACAACAGACTTGATTGTGAGGTTGCCAGCGCCTGTCGCATCAAAGCGAAGAGCGAATGGTGATCCTGGTTGTTCCCAGAGATGAGATTCGCTTGCTGTTACGCAATAGATTTCATCTTGGTTTGTTGTGGTTCCGTATGTGGTTCCGATGTTTGCATCGGTGATGATTGGAAGTCCGAGCATCTGGTATCCGGAGTTTCCGTATGTTGGTGCTCCGCCGACGCCGATTGCGTTTGTTGCACCATTAGCGACCGGAACAACAAGCGGACGGTTTTGGCTGTCCACTGCTGCAAGTAGAAACGCTAGGCGACGTGGATGAACCACGAAGTGTGTTGGTGAAACGAATGCATTTGTTTGAATCTGTTGAATTGCATCAGCAAGCTTTGGATAAAGCAGAGCGACTGTTGGTGCTGTTGATGTGAATGTGATTGCATTTCCACCTGATGCACGAAGACCCTTGATTGTGCCGGCTGTGCCTGCGCCATTTAGGATTTGTGAGTCGAGTGTTGTGTGCCATGACTTGATCAAGTCAGCGATGACGAATGTGTCAATGCCTGTTCCGCGCTCTAGTGCTTGGCGTGAAATATCTTGCTGACCAGCAATTGTGCGGACGTTGATTGTCAACAGGGTGTCATCGATATCTGTTTCTGATATTGAATCGTTCTGTGTAACTTGGACGGCTGTCGATGATCCTGTTGTCATGCGAGATATGTTCAGGGTCATTCCACTTGGTGGAAGTGCCATCTTGTTTGTTGCTGCGTCTGCAAATGGACGGCCTGCGCGTGCAAGTGGAGCTGCAAGGTCGACTAGGTATTGTGGAATTACAAGACCTTCGAATTGTGCTGTTCCAACATCGCGGCGTTCGATTGACTCTTCACGCATGTGGCGTGCAAGGCGTTCGTTTGCTGCATAGTCATTTGAGAATTGTGCATTAAATGCATCCTTCACGAATGATGTTGCTGAGTTTGCTGAATATGTGCGCTCTTCGCGTGTAACTGTTGCGCCGCCGACATTGCGTGGCATTACAACATCTGAAACTGCTGAGCGAATTTCAGATGCCTTTGCATCTGCATCTGCTTGTGTTTTCATCTTTTCGATTTTTGCATCGAGTGAGCGTGATTCTTCTACGAGTGTATCCACCTTTGTGGTTTCCTCTGCTGTTAGGTCAGTGCGGTTCTCTTCTGCTACTGCTTCGAGAACTGCGTCCATCTCTGACTTAACTGCATCACGACGCTCGATCAATTTGTCAAGGAAAGACTTTGACATTTGTTGATCTCCTTCTGATTAGGGTTTGGATCAAAGTGGTGTCACTTCGTCTCGCGGCGCATGTTGGGTGCGAGAGGCGCTCCGGCTTTGTATCTGCTGATTGCAGCAGAATTCTACTTGGTATTGTTTACGATTGCTTTTGCAAGTCGAAGAGAAATCTTACGATTTGATTCTTCAGGGCTTGGTTCTGGCAATGGATCGATTGCTGTAAGTGTTGATGCCTTGTGTCCTACCAATGTATCGGTAGCAACATAGCCATCTCGCAATTCGCGATAGAGGCGAATGAGAACAGCAGGATTGCCTTCTTCTGCATTAATTGTGAAATCTGTTTCTGGAACATTTAGGGAGCCTTCGCGAACAACGCGCACAATCTTGCCGCGTGCTCTTCCGCCTGAAGAATCCCATGAGACGAAGCTGCCGACTGTGTCGACTGCGCGGTCTTCTTCTTCATCCATGTAAGTGGAATCTTCCATCGCCATAAATTCAGACATGATTTGAGCTGCTTTCATAATGTATTCGTGCCCCTCTGATAAATCGGAGAAGATATTTTCTAGCACCAGCATAGTTTCTGGGCTGATATCGCGTCCTTCTTTAACTGCTTGCATCGCTTCTTTCAATTGTTCCCGGGCTTCGACTGTTGTTGTTGGATAAGCTGGGTAAGTCACGACGCTTACGTCTCCGTCTGCAAGTGATAATTCTGTGAGGGTTCGCTCTGTTCTTCCTTCGTTCCATCTCTGGCGAATCACTCGGAATGCGAAGCTCATCTGATCAACGTCGCCGCGCTCGACCAGGGTGTAAAGGTCGCGAGCTGCCTGTGTGTCTGGTAGATCGGCGTCCATGTAAAGCCCGG